GTTGCCATTGTTCTCCTTCTTGCCGTACTCATATACCTATGCTTTATTTAGTATCCTTGAATCTATGACATCTATCTCCCAGCCATTATCTACGACTATAACTTCATCATCTCTGAAGGGTAGTTCAATAACCTCATCGTTGGGCAATTCGTCTCCCGCGCTTCCTGTATCCTCTATGAAAAAACCGCCGCGATGGTCTTCCGTAGAAGTATCACCGTCGATATTCATGTTACGTTCAAATGCCTCCGCTATATCAAAATTACGGTACTGTGATACCATATCTGTAATAACACGAGCTTCCACAGACGCATCAATACGCTCGCGAACTAACGACACCGAAGCATCAGCCTCCTTCTTCACGCCTAAAAACGATTCAAGGTATGAACGAGCCTCTGTATTGTCGTCCGAAAGTACAGCACGCGAAAGATTCTCAAGTACATCATACGAAGGATATAGTTCTCTGATTTTAGCATCTGCCTCACGAACAATTGTATTAATTGCGTTATCGCGCACAGATTCTATATCCGCCATAGAATCAACCGGACGTTCAGGTGTTAGCATGTTGATTTTTTCAAGGGCCGATGCCGCAGGATACAATTCTGCAAACGAAACCTGCGCATCGTTAAGTTGTATCCATCTGCCGCTTTCATAATCTATATAGCTATCCCCTTGTGGAAACAGGGAATCATCAAGCGCTTCTTCAACTTCAAAAGGAATATTCCTTAAAGACCTGTGTAAATATGTATATTTATCCATTTTTTTTAACTTAAAAATTCATGTCTATTCTATTGTTGTGCTTTAAACGAAATAATCCATTTCGACTCATTAGAACTGTAAAGCAGGTTTACCTCCGCCCGACTGTTTGCCTTTATGGTCAGCGTATTTCCGTCTAAAGAATCATAAACGCCCGAAGTCGGGATAGCGACAGTCACCTGCGAAGCCGACGTATTTCGCACTACTACATGTATATCTTGCCCTCCAAGCGGAAATCCTGCCGGAGGTGAGGCTGTCACAGCCAGCGACCCATTCGCCGATATATCTGCATATACGATATGACCATCAACCGGCAACGACAGAAGCGAAGTAACGGTACTCTCCTTCAGACGGAAATTAGCAAGTCTTTCCTGTGCAGCAGTGAAATTTTTGTCCGACAGACCCTTGCCTGCTATCTGCAATACAAACCGCCCGTCGGCCTCTGTCTTGGTATAAAACCCTGTCAGGTCTACCTTTTCGGATTCCAATGGCAACCGAGCCGTACCATCCCACCAAAAGTCGGGAACGCCTGTATCGCGAATAAAGAAGTTATCGCCAACACTCAGCTCTGAAGGCAATACCGTAATACCCGGTATCGTTGCTCCGCCCAACCAGGAATCTAACTGTGCCAGCGTGTCAAACACTATCCCGCGAGACCTCCCGCGGGCTATTGCTTCGACAGTAGCGATTAGGGTGTTTATACTGGATATGTCGTTATTGTTTGCCGTATAAGACCAATTTCCCCACGACGTTCCGCCGTTTGTTGAACTCCTAAAGTAAATACGGCTACTGAAAAAACTCAACTGCATGATCATCGTCCCACTGTTGGTCACAATTACAAATCCATCATAAGTGGGAGATGGCGAACCGGACGCCCCTGTTCCATACGCATACAACCCGTTATCAACAAGCGTATTCAGATTATTCGTAGAGCCGGGAAGCTGTTTTGTACGCGCCCATTCTGTTATCGACTGCTGCAAATCATACACTATCTTTGACACAGGCACTGTACTTGCTGAGTTCTCAATTGCCGTAGCTATGGTTGGCATACGCGCCGTACTCAATACCCAATAACCGCCATCAAGCGGAGACCAAAAGCACTTGAAGGGGCGTCCGCCCTGGTTAAACCAGTTGCCGGACATAAGAATACCGCTTTCATTATAACGCCATATATCGCCGCTACGGGCTACGCCTTTGCTGTCGGTGACTGTTATACGTCGTGTAGCCACATCGTTAATAAACACATAATCAACGTAAGGCTTTATCTCAAAATCTACCGTAACCGTATTTGCTACCATAGTGATAACCCGAACAGGTGTCTCCTCACTCGCCTGCGTATAAACTTGCAACATGCCGTTCCTGAAATAGTACACAGGATTCTCAACAGTAAAAATAATATATGTTCCTGTAGTAATTACCCCAAGATACATATAATAATACCCGTCATCCACAGCAGGCAAATCCTGCGTCCAATAATTTACAGGATCAACCAAAAACCCGCCACCAGGCCCAATCTTACCGCGCAGATATAGGTTCTTGTAAATTACAAGCGATGCTACATTGATATTGAAATAATAAACAATAAAACCGGCCGTATGTGTTAAACTTGTCGTCTCGCCTGCATTTAAGGTAGGCGTTGCATTATAGTATAACAAAGGCGCACCAATCGGAATCTCCTTATTGGTAACCGACCAGGAAGGAAGTACAGTAGATAAAGTTTTATTGTCGGGAAAAATTGGATAAATTTTTCCATCTGTATCAATAAAACAAATTTTATACCTGTAAATAGTATCGCCAACCATGATTGGATTTCTATAATTCAACGATAAGGCAGCAGTCGTATCCGAATCATAAGCATAAATCACCGTCCACCCAGGCGACGCTTGAGTACCTTGCCAATTTGCATATACCATAAAAATAAAAGCATAATTCGCAAAATGAGTAGATACATTAGCCCCGTGTAGATGCCGGCAAGGTAATTCACCCGTCCAAGTCCCGTCTGCCAACTGAAGGTTAAGTGTTGCCGGTGTCGCATTGCCATTAAATGGAAGGTAGTAAATGATTGACTGCCCTTCAACAAGGGCGTTTATCGTAGGAGCCTTCCCTGTCCATTGATTTGTAATAGCAGTCTGCGTACCCCTGATGAAAGGGATATGAGGCGAATTAACCCATGCGCCAGGCAAACGTGACTGCGGCATGGCGACCGGCGGCTGAACATCATCCGCCTTGTCCGGTATTTCTAACAGCATATTAAGTACTGTCCCCTTTGACAAATCTGTCTTGTCTACCGGAATATCAGCGGAATCAATAACAACATCGCCAGTCAGCGTATTGACACTGCTAACATCGCACGAACCTGTTCCCGCCCCACCGCCCGCCGATTCAATCAGCCCGTTAGTTAAGGAATCCCAATTATCAGGTGTGAGCTGTATAGCCGGAGAGGTGTTGTTTTCCTGAATGGTGACATAGTCCATCTTGGTTAAAAATTCTATTATCCCATTCAAGTGGATAACTATGTCATTACTTGCGACTTTACTTATACGAAAGGAATCTTTTGTGGTCTTGATTACTTTTGAAAAATTCTGGGCGTACTGGATGGTTACGTTGCCGCCTCCGATGATGTTTATTCTTTCCATTATTTAACTGTATTTGAATTTTGAAAATGCAAAAGAAGTATCAGCATACAGTGTTAGAAAGGACAAGTATGCGGCGTATCATCTCTGTCAGTCCTTCTCTGCGGAGGGGAGTCAGGTTGTTTATCAGTCCGCTTTCGATATGAAAGTAGATGCCGGTTTCGTCTTTCCAATCTGATAGAAGCGTCATGTCGAATATGCTTATCATACATACGATGATGCCACGCATGACAGGGGCATTGCTCCAACCTTCGACACGCAATAAGATGCCTTCCTTGTACGTGCGGAAATGTGTCATGCTCTGGCAGTTATTTATTTTATGGGGTCGTAAAGCGTCTGGACATGTAACGGGTAATTGGTCGCCTAATTGAATGAAGTTTGTGAATATCTCGTTCCAATCGTCAAATAGTCCTAACATTTCGATAAAATCGCGCTGTGTCATACTAATATTATGATAATTACGACATAATTTAACTAACATCATGCTAAGATGGTGTTTGTTTTTTTGAAGATGGCGACCCATCCGCCGCATCCGTAGAACGATGCCGGGTCGATGGCTTGTACCTTGATGGGGGGGTCGGCTAAGGAGCCGTCGCAAAAGTCAAGTTCGTTTTGGTCGGCGACCATGGTTTGCAGGATGGTATCTAACAGCTCGAAGCATTTGTTCATGAGCAGTAACTCGTTGACTGAATCGTTGTTGGTATCGGAAAAGTTATGGGCGACGCTGACGGCTATCTGTTCGGTGACGCCTTCGGGGACGGTATAGTCTAACGAAAAGGCGCCGTACTCGACGAACAGGATAAACTTGGAAGCGTTTTTGATGCGCTCGGAAAGGAAGTTTTCGTTTATGGACACGATGAACGTATCCAAGTCGGGCAGTTCGTTGGCTGCCGGCAGAGCCATGGCCTCGGCATGGAGCTGGTCGTAGCCTGTGAAACGGGATGCGGCAGGCTGTATGAATAACTTTTCTAGGACGCTTTTCGGGGCGAACTTTGCGTAGTAGCGAAAGAGGTTGATGATTAATTCGTTGCTCATGTCAGTTGGCTTATAAGGTAGGTGGGGATGCCTGTTTTCTCCTGTATTTTGGCAGGTGTGACTCCTTCGGCTACGGCTTTATTCAGGTAGTCTTTGAGGGCTTTCACTTGGGCGTCGAAGTAGTCAATGAGGTTCATTCCGTCGGGTTCGCCGTAGCCCTCTTTTTTGAGGAACAGGGCTATTTCGTTCATTCCGATGGAAATACGGTCGGCGTCCGGTGCGGCTGCGTCGGTTCGTTCAAAGAGTATGCGGTACGTGTCGCTTGTGCGAAACAGATGGACGATGCCCGTAAACCAGTACACGATGCCGAACTTGACGGCAGGGTCGAGTTTGCGCATCCGTTTGTAGTGTGCCGACAGCATGTTTTCGCGGTGGTCGGGCAGTGCGGGGTAGAGCATGGCGCAAATCTTGCAGATACATTCGTCGCGGTCTTCGCGGGTTGTGACCCGGTCCATGAGTATCAACAGGTCGAGCGCGTCGACAAAACAGCGGGCGGTGATGTCGGTGACGGCGGTTACCGTGACGATAAAACGTTTGCCTTGGTACATTTTTTTGCCGAGACGGATATGCGGGAAAGGGTTTGTGCGGAAGCTGTAAAGCGGTACTATCTTTTTGCTTTCCGTATCGATACGGTAGACGAAGTCTATCATCTCGGCTAACTGCAGCAAGCCTAAGTCGATGATTTCCTTTTCTAGCTCTTCGTCATTTTTGTCGGGACGATAAGCGGCGGCTATCATCCGCGTCCGCGAGCGGTATTTGCGCCATCCGAATTTAATCAGGTAATGGATGTTGTACAGGTGAATGAAAAAATATTTCAGGTAATAGCGTACTAATTTTTCGTTTCGATAGAAGGCGTTAGATGTAGGGATGTAGCCGGTATATTTCAATAATAGCTTCAGAAGCCCGATGTGCGGGTAGTCTTTGAGGTCGCCTATCATGACGCGGAGAAGGATTTTGAATGTAAAAACCTTTTCCCTGTAATTCAGGTCTTCCCATGAATCGGGCAGTTGGAACGTCTTTTTTTTGAGTTTGATTGTTTTCATACGCAAACAAATTTATCTCTATCATCGTGGAAGCGCTCACCGATGATGGGTCGGTCGCCGGCTGTTTTGCGCATGGCTGCCATCTCTTCCTTTTTGATTTGCAGGTCGACGGCGTTCCAGTAGGTTTGCGCTTTTTTCACGAACTGTACGGCTACATGTTCTTTGATGAAGCGGTCGGCTTGTGCGCGGTGGTTCTTGCCCATCTCGTTGTCGATGTCGATGCGGACGGGTTCGGGCAGGGCGGCGTAGGCTAGGCGCTCGATGGCGCGTGCCATCACTTCGTAACAGACGGCGCGTGCTATGGCGTCGGTTTTGACGGGTTGCGGGAAGCGTGAACAGACGCAGTCGATCCACACCTCGCGGATTATCCAGCCGACGCAGAGCATAAAGAACTCTCCGCCGGCTAACTGTACGCCTACCCAGCGGTTGAAGTCGGTCAGGTCGACGGGCAGCTCGTCGAAGGCGTTTTTCTGCGGGCTACCGTCCCATTCGGGGAAGTCGGTCAGGTGTTCGTTCAGGAAGCGTATCAGGAGGTTCATCCAGAACCAGGCGGTTGTGATGAGTTTGTTGTTGAGTTCGTCAGTCAGGTATTTGTAGGCGGTCGTTTCGTCGTCGTTTTTCTTGATGGTGACGCCGTCGTTGCTGATGCGGGTGATGATGAATATCAGGTGTTCGTACAGGGCGAAGTGGAGCATAGCGCGCTGCAGGTAGTCGAAGGCGGTGGCGTCGGGTTCGGGCGGGTTTCCGGTCAGGTATTTCGTGACTAAGCGGTCGATGAGCGGCTGCGGGAGGATGTTGGCAAGGTCGGCGCCTACCTTCATCAGGCTCGATTCTATGTTGTCGTATTCGAGCGACAGGTTGGCGCCCGATATTTTCGGTTTCATTTCTTTGGCGAAGCCGTCGCGACGGAAGGGTATGCGTATCATATTCTATCAAAATATGACACAAAAAAAGCCGGATTTCTCCAGCTTTTAAAGGACAAAATAAAATTACTTTTTTTATTCTCATTTCTAATGAACTCGCCAATCCTTTTATACAGTTTTTTCAGGTTATCCAAGTTTTCATAGTAAATTCTTACATGATTCTTGCTACCTGGCGGATATTATCTATATAATATTGAATAATAACCGCGTTTTTCTTCATCGTTATTTAACGGGTCTTTATCGAAAGGCATAAGTAAAAATTGTATCGGATTGTCGTTTTTCATGATTTACCTCCTTCCTTCATGTTAAGCAGTTTTCCGAGTTCTTCGTAGATATAAAGCGCCGCGCTTTCGGAAATGCTGGTAATGCTGCTGTTGTCCACTTCGATGTCGTACTGGACGGGCAGATAATCGGTTCTGGTAGTGCTGTAAAAGGATTTGACAACAACTACATGTTCGCGTCCTCTTTTCATGATTGGCCTCCTTTCCGGTTGAATGTGAGGTTGCAGATGTCGCCGTTGTGCGTGAAGATAATTTCTATGTGGAAATGGTTGCCGGTTCTGGTTCCCCATGAGGAGAGCAACATTTCCCCTTTTGGGACTGCACGGGTTAAGCCCACTATCGTTCTTCTGCCGCTTTTTTTCATCTCGGAGCGCGGTACTCCGGTTTCGTGAACGCTTGTTACGTTCTGGGTTTGGTAATTTAGCATAATATAAAAAATTAAAAAAAAATGCAACGTGTCTTTCTCGTTGCTAAATTACCTCAGGGGATGATTCGCGGCATTACTAACAGCCGCACGGAAGTACACGTTGCGTTATTTTAATACAAAAAGTGCAGGCATAAAAAAAGCCCCGTAATAAGGGCATCCCTGCCCTGAAATAATTTAGCGCTGCAAAGGTACGGACTTTTTTTTAATGTGCAAGGGTTTTGTGGATTTTTTTTATCTTTGCGGGAAAATTTTTACGGGTATGGATAAAGAAATGTTTAAACAGGAGATGTGGTCAAGTATTGATAAAACGGCTGTCACTTTGCACTACCTTGATCCTTTTCGTGATAATAAGGCAAAGATAGAACCGCTATACAGGGGTTTGCTTGGCGTCACAGCAGTTGTTGCCGCTATAATAAGTTTTTTCGACTGCTCAGTTATGATTAAAACAGCTTCTGTTATAACTGCCGCTTTAGCCGCTATTCAGTTTTTTTTCCCTGTATTGCCAACGCCGTCAGACTTTCACAAAATGAACTGTCTAAGACAGTCTGTCTATGAATGGCTTGTACAGTTAGAAGGATTTTGGTACGGCGAGTGGACGGATAAAAAATATTATGAATATATGCGTTTGAAGACGGATTATGAAAAGTTGGCCATTTTTGGATGCAGACAGATAGAGAGGCCGCCCGTAAGTTCCTCGCATTTTTTTTTAATCATTATATGATTGCTATTGTTTCTAAAATATCATGTATCTTTGCGGCGTTATGCAAAGCGGGATTGGGCCGAGGTAACCATCCGCAGGTATGCCATGACTTCAGATTGGTTTTGTGTAAAATGCACAGCGGACTCGGCTTCTGTGTTTTTTTGAAATATTCAGTAAAGTAGAAATCTGTTTTGGGGATTATACTTTTCATCGAAAATTTACTGACTTCCGGGGGAGACCAAAACTATCCCTTCGGAGTGTACAGGAAGTAAATTTGGCCGGTATTATGGAATAATACCGGTTTTTTTAGTTGTGTTTATGCTGATGTATCCTTCCATCCGGTGTAATAATAATCTTTGCAGGGTTTTTATTATTCTTGCAACTACTTAAGTGAGAATGTTTTTGTTGCGCGTGAAAGGCATTTCTGTGGCAGAGTTAGGGATTTTACTCCAAAACCATTCCATTAAATTCATGTTATATTTATGCTCCCATTCATCGCGGGCATTCAATTTATTTCTCAAGGAATGTGCCATCTCAATAAGTACATTCATAGCAAGCTGATCTTCTTCAGGAGAATAAAATGGGCAATACCATCCACTCAGGTGACGTACCAGAATTTCCTTTTGCTTTTCGTTTAATACTATTTCATTCATAAATGTCTGTTTGCGCATGGGCAAAGGTAATGAAAGTTATTGGATGCGCTGTGATTTGTTTCAATGTTTTTGCAGGATTTCCGCTTTTTTTGCAAATGATTTGTTTGTGTCAATAATCAGTATTACCTTTGCGGCATGAATCAGAAGGAATGACTAAACTGGTCTTTGAACCTAACATGTCGCTTTCTTTTTCGGATAAATGACAGGAGTTACTGAACTGGGCTTGACCCTAAGTTGTTGACTGTCATTTATTTTTTAAAAAATGGGAAGGTCTGTCGATACTGGTCTTGAACCTAACACGCGCTTCTCGTTTATGAAAAGCAATGGAAGGGAAGTCCTGGTCTTGAACCTAATTTGTCATCTGTTGCTTTTCTCTATTTTAAATGATCAGATACTTTTTCAAGTAATTTGTTGTTTATTTTGACGTGTCAATAATATGAGTTACCTTTGCGGCATGAAAAGCGATATAAGTTCGCTGATCGGATAAATGACAGGAGTTACTAAACTGGCGCACAAGCCTAAGTTGTTGACTGTCATTTATTTTAAAAAAAAATGGGGAATGCGGTACCTGAGCCTTGAGCCTAACTCTGCGCCCCTTTTAAACAGTAGGAATGAACGATACTGGTCATGCAAACCTAACACGTCGCCTACTGTTTTCTATTTAATTTTGCTTGTAACTGAATATAAGAATCGTGTTTTATGCAAAATTCCATTTCTTTTCGTAATCCTTTCCGCCACATTGTAATACAATTTCTTACTGCTGTCTTTATAGTAGTAAAATTTCGTTATTCCGTCCTTTCGTGGCTTGCTTAAGGCAGATGATGAAACAAACGATGAATTAGCCAACGCTTTCTCCAAGTCCTTCAAATCTGCTTTCGTGAATCCTTTTGCTCTTCCAAATGTATCACTGTACAAATGTTTGTTTCCCTTTAACGTGAATCCCACCTTAATATTTCCTGTATCTACAGGTAACTCTACTTTTTTCGATAATAGCGGCGCCATTTCTGCCAGATACTTTTGTCTTTCTATTGCCGCTTCTGAAGGCTGTGACACTTTTCCACTCCCTTTTTGCAACCTGATACTTCCACCTCTTTTACCCATATTTTTTGGCAGTCATGTAATCGTAAATAAACAGCAGGTTATTATCGTGACAGAAACTTTTAACCTTTTTACCGCCTCCGTAGACTATCAGGTTGGGCGTTTGCAGCCCTGAAATATCGCGGGCAATAGCTAATTCTTCCTCTAAAAGATGCATCATATCAGCATAGCCGCGTGTCGAAAAGGCGTTGTATCCTTTTGGGATTCCCATGCGGTTGTAGGCGTAGAATTTTGGACTGACATTGAGGTCGGCATATACGAGGATAGCATTCTCCTGTAAGTATCGTGCTATCCAACGCTTTTTATAGATTTGATGGATGCCATAAGCTATTGGCGTAATGTCGAAGAGAGACAAATTTGGCTCCATAACGGCTTTGATGTTACCGTTCAACAGCTTTTCAGGGTTTTTCCAAATGTTTTCAAACCGATAATCATCGACATAAAAGTGCACGGTATTCACAACAGAATTTCTTCTTACAGAACCGTAGCCCCATAATGGCAACTGCAGTTTCCCTGCCTGGCGCTCAAGCAGCAGGTTGGGGATTTCAAACGCGTTGTTGCTTTCGTATAGACAGTCGGTGGTCATTTTTTACTTTTGGTCCGTTGTGGCTGTTTGCCCAAGCCGTTCTGACGGGGTGGTGTCCTGTTGTTTGACGGGGATGTCGATCCAGAAGCCGAGACGGATGCCCTGACGACGGGCTTCGGGGAAATTGAGGTAGATGGCGCGATTGATTTCTTTCAGTACAAAATATTCGTCAAGCGTGAGCGAGGCTACGTATATCAGGTAGTTATAATAGACGTCGCTGCCCGACTTGCTGATAACGCCGTCTTTCTCGACGTTGGTGATAGACGAGGCTATGCCTTTGCCAGCTAATATCACTTCGTCGGAGCGGCGGTCGAAGTCGATGATGGAATCGAAATACTCTTTGAACTTGCCGGGGAACTCTTTGAACTCCCATCCATCGTCCTGCGCCCACCGCGTGGAAGCCCACATCTTGCCCTGATTTTTGCCTTCACCTGTCATCATGGCGGTGATGGAGCGAAGCTCGTTGGCTATCATTTGCTCTATCATCGTTTCGTAGAACTGTATCGGCTTGCCTTTTTCGTCGGTCAGCTTGACGCCTTTGTATTCGGTCTGCACAGGTACGTCGCCGGTAAAGTTCTCTATGCAGATATTCTGGATGGTCTCCTTTTGTTTGTTATACCAACTGCCGGGTATGATGACGTGGATATGCGCGTTCAATGCGTTACGGAGGTAACTGTTAAGGTATTTTGGTGAGAGATTGGAGGCTTTTATCCACTCGAACAGCCCATTGAACCAGTTGTTAAGGGCGTAGATATTTCGGGTGAATGTCTTGTCGGAATTGAAAGCTATCGCCGTCGGGTAGCGAAACGGTTCTACCGGGTCGAAACGGCGATATACATCGTAATCGGAGCGGTTAGGGTTCATCCAGTCGCCTATGATCACAAAATTGCAATCGCTGTTCGTCAGGCGTTTGTTGATGACGTCTTTTTTTGTTGCTAACCGCGCTTCATCGGAACCTATATAACTAAGCGCCAATACAGGCTTTATGTTGGTTTGTTTGCCTGCCAGCCGGCGACTTAGCGAAAATTCGTATTTCGTAACGCACGTATTGACATAGTAAAAGTCGGTGATGGCGTTTTTGAGATAGTCCCAATAATGGTTGAACCCGTAATCTTCCCAGCTCTCCAACCAGTTTTGAATGTCGGGCGCTTCGACCGGAACACGGACGCGGCGCTGCTTTTCGCCTTCACCCTGTATGATCTCGCGATACAGGCGCGGTCCTTTGCCGAACAGGAACTTTACCTGTTTGTTGATTACTTCGGGCAACAGTTTATTTTCGGACGTCATCGAAAAAACCTGCTGCGGGTACAGGTTATGACCTTCGCCCCAGAGGGGAATGGTAAAGTCGTCTAACTTCATCGTCGCCTGCTCGGTAATATATTTCGCATAAAGGCTCTGGAACTGCTGTTCTCTTAACTCGTCGCGCTCGGCGATGCCCTGTACTTCAAACGTTACCACGCCGCCATCAGGGATGGAGGCAATTCCGCGGAGGTCTCTCATTTCAAATTCAGTCATTGTACCAGTCTATTTTTAAAAGTTCGTAATCGGGAGGAAAGCCGATGTAACGCATCAGCTTCTTGAAACACATCTTCGGTTCACCGGTATCCATGTCCTCGTAGGTGAAATACAGGTCGCCGTCGATATGGAAAGTATCCGTTTTGATCGCCGGACGCACACGGCAGCGTTCATGTTTTACCGTCTCACCGCTTTTGTCTGTTTTGAAATTACAACTCAGGTGAATAAGTGTAAAATGAGCGCCCGGCACATTTTTCAGGTTACGCGCACGGCGGATAGCTTCGGAACCGGATATTGTTTTCTGCGTTTCCATGATACAAAGAAAATATTGTCTTTAATGACTATAAAGGACATTTATGTCGTATAAGTGCCTGCGCCCTGCGGCGTCTGTCCGCTCTGGTCGCTGTCGGGTAACAGCTTGCCATATTCACCCCATAACAGGTAGATGGCAGCCGAAGCCAACTGCGTTGAGTTGTATGCCTGTTCGTTGAAAGGAAGTTTTTCTGACGACTTGTCCAACATCGTGCGTCCTTCGTGGCGTTTTAGCGGACTGTGGTTGATAGACGATACCAATGCCTCACATTCGTTGCGGTCAATCAGTATCCTATCGCGTTTGCCGTCGTATTTGCCGAAAAGCAGGTTTAACAGGCGGTACTGTTGCTGGTAATAGATGATTTTCTGGTCTTTCGACATCATGATTACGTTCCATCCAAGCGCCGTGAGCTCTCTTTTCAACATAATGGCGTCTGTATCGTTCACACCCATGTCGCGGTAAGCGGGGTAGAACTTGCGCCACTCGGGGTCTCGCTGGTTAGCCGCCCGGTCGTAATGCAGGATGATTTCTTTGCGTCCGCCCTCGAAAAAGTCGTCAATCTTTTTTGCCAATACATCCTGTTGCTCCGGGTGATAGACCCAGAAATTCTTAATGACGCGAAATACCTTATCCTTGCGGTTACGCTGCGCAAAAACTATCGACTGAAACGGACCCGGATCATACCCGGCGTAAAGCGGCTGTTTTTTGTCGTAGTAAGACAAGTGAATGCAACTGTCGCTCACTTTTTCGCCGGCCGCAATTCTGTCAATATAACGATAGTCGTATCCATCGTCAAAAAGGTGTTGTTTTCCAAAACTGCCGAAAAACATGTCTTTCACTTTCAGTTTACGGATAGCGAAGATGGAAGTATAAAGCATGTCAAGGTCTTTGATGGATTTTATCTGGTTTTGTATGTAGTCGATGCCCAATATTTTGAGGTTTGAAAACGATGATGCGCGGATATAACAGGTTTGCCCCTTCCGCAACGTTGTCAACCTTTCCTGCCATCTTTCGACAAACCGGGTCAACTGATTTATCCTGTCCATGTCGAGCGTTTTTTGCGCTAACTCCAATTCCTGCAGTCGCAAGTCCAATTCGTAGGCTATCTCCTGTATGCATACTATCAGCTCTTTGTTCATGTCTTTTTCCGTTTCTAAAAACCAGTCTTCGTCAGTTTCAAAGTTAGGCGTAGATGTGAATCCTGACCAGCCCATGAAGTAGGGCGACAGTCCGAACTTGGAGCGGTCGGCGCGAAGGATAGGCATCGCCCGTTCTAACATAAAGGATTTTTTTATCTTCAATAGTTCGTCCCAGAACGAGTGCACGGCGCTAATACCGAGTACCGATTCCGGTCGGTCGGCAGACACAAATTTGATGACTGTACCGTTATGGAATGAGATGGAGTGTTTCCAGTTGAACTGTTCGGATACGCAATTTTTAAAATGCGCCGGCGGTTTTTGTCCCACTTCAAAATAAATGCCTCTTTCGTAGTTTTCGTTAAAATATTCGAGCAGTCCGGGCAGGATATTGTCAAAAATGGTTCGATAGGTCGCCGCCCCCAGCGTGATGAGCGAGCCGGGCATCGAATTTTGTACGCGGTCCATCCTGGCAGACATGATATGGGTTGTCTTACCCGAACCGCGTCCCAGTTCGCAAAGAAGGATTTGCGTATCCGCAAGTTTGACGCCTATCTGCAGCGCCGAAAGGTACGAGCGATTAAACAGGTCTTCAACTGTTGATGTCTTCATGGGAAATGTCTGAGACGTTAAGTTCGCGTTCCACTTCTTCTATCATCCGTTTCTTCTCCATATCCGTCGCATCTATGTTATCAATGATAGTGAGCGCTTTCCGGTATCCTTTCAAAATACCCTGTTTCTTTATACCCATACGCGAAAGCTCCATGTCGGGCGACACAAGCTGCGGTTTGAATTTAAGGCGTTCCGGGTCGATGATGTTTGCCGTGGCGCGTATCCTGTGTTCGCACGACCTCTCCAAGCATAGCCGCGCTTCTGTAAAATCCTTCTCATTCTTGTTTACCTCAAACAGTTCCATAAACTTATCCGCATAGTACAATAGCCATGATTCGGACGTGACCGTACACCCTTGATTCAGATAGGTAATCGCATCGTATATACGGCTCTTACAGGTGTGGATTGACAGCTCTGGATAAGATTTTTGCAGTTGTCGGGCGCACTCGGAAATGGAGTGATACTCTTTATTCAGGTTCGAGGCTTTATTTATCTGCAGGATATATTCCGCCAGCTTTTGAGGGATGTCCAACGGACCGGGCTCGCGTGTGGCTATAAATTTTTCTACCGTATCCGGATGCAGTTTTTTTAGTTGCTCAATCATTTTTTGGCGTTCAATTTTACCTGCAAAGCAACCTGTTTATTAATAAGGTAAAAAGGACTATTTCTATTCCGTGCCTTTTTTGAGAAAATCCGGTGTTTTTTTACGGCAGCCGGATACTAAGTTTTATTGTATCCGGCTGCCGTGAAATAAATTGAATCAATGACCTGATTTACACACTTTTTCAAACGTTAAAATTGTGTTAAAAAAATGTTAAAATCATATTGCCGCCATTCGAAAAATTTTGGAATGCAAGCCCTCGAACTCGCGGCACGGGCTTAGATTGGAGGCATATTGGTAAAAAATATCAACTTTTTTCGTGTTGTGTTGATTTTCTGTGTTTTATGATGTTCGGAAATATCAGATGGCGCAAATCCGTACTGTTTTTTTAGAAATCCGTTGTTTTTTGCATTTTGTCGGAGCCTTAATAACGATAACAGGAATCAAGATACGGATAACAGGTCTCTGCTTATTTTATGTAAGCCGGAAATTATTTTTTCCTGTTGTTGTTTTCGTGGTTTTTTTAATCCTGAGCTGTAATTGTAAAATTATGTTAAATTCAAGTTTTTAAAAAAAGTCCACTCCGAAAAGTATTTAACATTATTTAAGATAAAAACAGAAAAAATTATTTTGTAATATGTAAATTACAGGATTTCTTCTATGACCTGTTTGCGTATTTGGGCTTTTTCAAGGTTTGTTTGCCAGGATTGTTTTTCGGCTTCGGATTTGTATTTTTTTTTCTCCAACTGGCTTTTGATGCGGCGGATGTTTTGCGTGACGTTGGTAACCTGCTTCAGGAAGGTTTTCGGGTCGGTGCGCTTTAATTCCACTAATTCGGTAAAGGAATCTTTGTAGTGCGTTTTTTTGACGACTAACGGATGTTTATTTATAAACTTTCCGGTGTTGTTGAAGCTGGAAAGTTCGTTATGAGCCTGCCTGTTTCGGACGTCCAACAGGATTTGCTCCATGGCTAATTCAGGTTGTTCGTCCAATAAAAAATCATTCTCCTGCATGAGGTGGAAGGTTGTTACCCTTTCGTCATACAGGAGAATGCAAAGTTGGATATCGGGGTTGGGGTTATTTTTCCAGTCTATACCGGGGAACTCGTCGTACTTTGTTTTTTTTTAATCTTTTCTACCGGCGGCGCTTGCTGTTCTGCTTGCGGTTCTGCCGGCGGCGCTTCCGGTTCTGATTCCGGTTCGGCTTGCGGTTCTGCCGGCGGCGCTTCCGTCACGTTAGATATAATTACGGTCGCTGTTCCTTTTCTGTTATTGAAAATCTCTTCCGGCGTCGCCTTCTCTAACAGTTCGTAGAGTATACGTCCGTGATAGATGTCTTTGTTGTAGGCGTTGACACGTTTTAACTCTCTGTTCAGTTCAGAACTTGGACAGTACTTTTTAAACAGTTCGATATCGCGATAGAAATATTTGCTACTTTTATGTTTGACTATGAAGTCGTTTTTTTTCAATATATCCATCATTGCAGCAATTAAATGTCAGGGGGCGATGTCTAATACAACGTCGTACATGAGAATCGGTTCTGGACATTCCTGTCCCTGCAGTTGCAGGGCTATGCCGCCGATGCCGCCGTCCAGGGTGCCGATGTTGGTGTACGACAGCTTGAGACCGCTTGAACAGGGACTTCCGGCGATGAACAACTGTTTGTCGGAGCAGCGTTCCCAGACAGCGATAAAGTCGTTCCCTACATTGGCGTATATCCAAGCCAGCGACTCCTTGGTGATTCCTTCGATGACAGGCGTCAGGGTGAGGATACCGTTCAAAGGCGATTCGCCCGGACCGGCTGACGGGTTGATGGACTTCGCGGTTGAATCAATAAAATTCCATTTTTTACTTGGAAGAAGTATATCCGTTGTGATGGTGGCATTAACGGAAGCTGGCCAGTTGTTGACGTCAACGTCGTTCAGGTCGGCTAAGTATAAACGGAACATGGGAGCGTTCTGCTTTGACGGTCCAGGTTGTTTTTTAATATTGGTAAGCATAATTTCTGATTTTTATGAGTGAATAGAAAGGTGTGCGGCATGACATCCGCACACCTTTTTTGCTTTATCCTCTTTCGAGTTCGAGGAAGTTACCGGTCATTTTTACAACCGTTCTGGTCTTGCCGCCTACGGTGACGGTCGTCTGCTGTAATTCAGCGTACAGTTTGATATATTCGCCTTCGGTTGTCGGCGTCCATGCTGCGGTGATATTGGAAAACTTGCCGGCTTTTGCGATGGTTGTCGCGTTGGCGACGTCGCCGCAGATGATCTTGTATACGCGGTTGGATACTGCGTTTACGATGTCGGTCAATGCGGTGGCGCCGGTGTTTGCGCCGGTTAGGAACTCATAACCCATACTTCCGTCGGCTGTGGTAGCGTCTGGATCAAGGTCGATGACCGGATAGTTGGTGAATACCCACTGCATGCTTCGTTTGGCTTCTTTGAGGTCGGATAGCGTGCGGAACTGAACGCCTGGGGCTAAGACGCCGGAACCTTCCTTCCACCAGGAAGCAATGATCAATTGCTCCAAGTCCTGTTGGAAATAGAGCGCGTACATCTCGTTGGGACGGTCTTCGTAGTTTTCGACGTTGCGTGGCTGCGTGATCCATACCTTGTAGTCGATCATCGACATGTTTGGCACCCAGATGATGCTTTCGGGCGACAGGTCTAAGATGGCGGAATTGGTTCCGGTGAAATCCTGGTGGAGCGCGTACTTGTCGCGGTAGGCTTTCAGATACCACGGGAAGTGCTTTTTGTTTGCATAGACGCGGTATCCGTTCATATTGGGCAGGATGGCGATGACCTCTTCGTACATGTGTTCGATATAGTCGACGATGGTTGTGCGGTCGTAAATTTTCATGTCAAAGAACGGAAGCACTTTCAGTTCTTCTTCTACGCGCTGGATAGCTCTCAATACTCCGTCGGCGGCGAAGTTAGCCGGCTGTGGCCATGTTCCCTGGCGCGGTACGCTGACGCCTACGACGCGGCGGTTCTGCTGTTCGTTGAACAGTATTTCTCCAAAGTGGACGATACACCACTCGAACAGTGTCCACTTCATCGGGTTGGAGCCTTCGCGGTTCAGGTAACCGATGTATTCCTTTTCCAACTGTCGCGGGTCTTCAAAATGGAACTTGAACATCACGTTGTCGACGTGGTACATCTCACCGTCGAAATTGACGGCGCCTTTAAAGTAGTGACCCGGTATGTAACTTTGTGACAGCTCTTCGAAGAATGCTGTCGGGGCGGTCATCTTGTGCTGTACGTTTGACACAACGGGGAAGATGTTACCGACGGATTCCAATGTTCGCAGGTAAGCTATGATTGTATCCATACGGCGGACAACGTACTCGCCGAGTTTCAGGTTCATGCGGGAATAATCGACAAAGCTCTCTCCTTTGATTATTCCGGTATAGTTAAGTAATCCGAGTTGGTTTGATTTTGCCAATTCTTCGCACCGTTTGGCAAACTCTCCTACATAACCGTTGTATGCGTTTCGGAAAGCGATGACGTCACCTGGTACGAAAACCGAATCTGTACCTGTTCCTTTTACCAAGATTTCGTTCCACCAGTTACCGCGTGCAAAGTATTCGTTTTCGATGCCGAACAGGTGCGTACCTGTATGCGGAGCTGAGCCGAGTACTTTTGCCATGGTTTGCGCCGATATCATGTTTCCGGAGGCGCGGACGGTCTGTACGTGGTTAGCCGGTTCGGGCGTTGCCGCTAACGCTGAAAATCTGTTCGATACGGTATTCAGTGCGTTGATAAGCGCTGCGGTACTTTCGTCAACCGTTGCAGGCGCTTTGGTTTCGGCATCCGTTCCGGTGGCTAATGCTGCCGTGTTCAACGCCTGCAGGATTTGAGCCTGCAGTTCGGGCGATATGGTTTGTACCGGCTGGGTCTCTGGAGCATGATTGTCGGTTCCGGCGTTAGTCTGTTCGGTCGTATTCTGGTCTTCGTCGTAAGAGATACCGAACTTCTCTTTGTAGGCGGCAGCAAACTGATTCCACTGTTCGTTGGTCAGTTTTTCGGGTTTTGGCGCAAATCCGAGAGATGCGAAAACCTCTCTAAGTCGTTGTATTACACGATTATTCATACTTGTAAAATTTATAAATAGGTTAGTACTTTTTTTCTATTTTCATTTAGCGCTGTCATTTCGGATACGACATCGTCCAAAGAACATATCCCGTCGATCATGCCAAGCGGTTGTGCCTCGTATGAAAAGTAAGTCATACCGGCGAGTGTTTTGGCGGCGACGGAAGGGCGGTTCGCTTTTATAAGCTCTTGAAAATAGACCGCTACTTTTGACAGTTTTTCTTTGAATGGATCATCATTACCTTTCAGTAATTCGCGCTCTTCTATATTTTTTTCGGGCGATTCTTTCGGGTATACTTCTTTTACTTTATACGAGTTATCTTTGTTGTTTGGTATCATGATACGGGCAAAGACGCCTATACCTCCCACCTGCGCCATCCGGTTGATGGAATAAATCTTATCCATGTACGAAAAGGCGATGTATCCGCACGAGCAACACATCCCGTCGATAAAGCCGTAAGTGGGTTTGGTCTTTTTGGAAAGTATCTGCTGTAATAGGAAAAGCGAATCGGTATTTCCGCCAGGCGTGTTGGCTTTGAGGATGACGCCCGTAATCTTGTCGGAATCGTAAGCCAACGAGATGATGTTGGCAATGTCGTCGACTCCATACCACCAGTAGCTGTTTTTTAGCATGATGCCTTCCAATGGTATGATGGCGATTGAATCATCCTGCCACGCATTGAACGGGTTTTTAATATCGTTGTTTTCAATATATGATTCACCTTTTGTTGAAACGATGGGCTGGGTGATTATTTCCGGCACGAATATGCCTTTTTGGATTGCGTTATATACATAATCAATAGACTGATAACCGGATGCGTGAAGCATCAGGTTAGCCGAATCTATTTCCTGTATAAATTGCTGACGAAGCATATTGCGTATGATTGAAGACGCAATATTATGGTATTATATCGAGTTGGTAAAGGACTTTAAATTAATTGACTGATTTTACCTTGAATGTAAAAGTGTCGTTAATCATGTCGTCGGATATTTCGGTCATGCAGTGGAAGCGGTCTGTTCCGACATAAAATGTTTCGCTGTCGGTTCTCATGCGTAGTACAACGCTAAAAGCCACCCGTTTTTTAAGTTCGGGCGCTTCGTTGTACTTGGTTATTGCTGTAACGGACTGCTCGCGGTACGGACCGGCATCGTCCTGCAGTCGCTGCGATGAGTAAACAGGTCGTTCTTTTACGGGCAGGTTTTTCCATTCGTGTCCGGTTTTTAACACAATGTTGTTTTCGTTAATAAGTACGATGTTTTCCGCGAAAACGTAATCAATGGTGTTGCATAAAATTTTGTTCATAATTATATTATTGATTTACAGTATATTAATCAGATAAACTGCCGCAAATGAAAATTCTCTCAAAAAAGGACAAAACGATACACTAAATTGGAAACATTTTTTTGCGTTTGTAACCTCTTTTATTTCTCGAACTTATTTTTCTAAGGTACCGGTAACAGCTTTTTTTTAGCGCGTCCTCTGATATTGAGTTGATTACGTATTTCGACATGAAAAAGTAAATCGAATCGATGTACGTCGTTCCTTTTCGCTGTTTTTCGTCTATGACGTAGTCGCGCAGCTCTGCAAAAAACATGTTTTCTATTTTTTTTTCGATGATTTTTTGCGCTCTTTTGCTCAGGTAGTTGTACGTTCTGGGCGACTTGCCGATGCTTCTTTCGGGCAGTATGATTTCAATATTGCCGAAATCGGGCTGGCATATATTCGGACGCGGCTGTATAAGGTCCCAGATGAAATGATAAATGTCCAATTTGTCAGGGAATCGTACATTACCGTTTTTGTTTCCATATTTGGCGATGACATACTCCGACAGATGCGGTTTGATATAAATTTTGGTCGTAATCATTTGTACACCCTATTAAAACAGGATGCAAAGATAGTGAAAAATGTCTGAACTGTGATTTATATGATTATTTTGATTTTTTTGATTCCTTCCTTTTAATTCTTATTTTAGTTTTCAATTTTCAATTTTCAATTCTATAACCCCTCCTTCTAAAACACAGGGTACTTTTTGTACTTTTAGTACTGCAAAATAAAACGCTATTGTAATATGCTGTATATCTGCATTTTAATACAGCACAAAAACAGTTCTAAGTCAGTACAAAAATGAAAAGTCAGCACAAAAACCGGAAAATCGCATATTAGTGCTAAAAGTGCTGAAAAGTGCTAAAAAAGTGCTAAATTATGATATTGATATTCAGATATTTAGATAGCATTATTTTTTGTCAGTACAAAAGCACAAATATTTTTCTATTTTTTTGATAGGTCTATTTTAAAAAAAAGTATAAAAATAATAAAAATATAATATACTATTATATAGTATGTTACGATTTTTTTACTTTTTACAGAATGAAAGTCCTATTTTTTTTGTTACACAAGATTTGGGGGAACGGGGGGAATATGAAAATAGCCCTTCCGGCTGTGATGTCGGAAGGGCTTGCGAAAATGTTATAAATACCCGTGGAAATATGTTTTGCAGGTGGCTATCAATCGAAGTCCGAAGGTGTGTATATTTCGCACATAAACTCCATTTCCGGCGGCACTTTTTTTGTGCCTATGAGAACTAAGTTGCCGCGCAAAGCCATCTCAAACAGTCGTTGTGTAGTGTTGGCGCTCGCGCGGAAGTTGAATGTCTTGGCTGCCACAAACCAGGCGCTCGCGAGGTCGACGTCGAAAACAGAAAAGGCGATGATTTTACGTGCGTCGCCCTGTGTGCGTGCAAATCCGAATTTGGTCAGCAGCTTGGCTACCATGCCGGTGCGCGCATCCTCAAATGGCGACAGGCATACGATTATCTTGTTTGGTTTCTTCATTTTATAATTTTAGAAGGGTTCATCTGGAATTATTTCGTTGGGGTCGGCATGGAAGCGGTCGTTTCCGACTGTAAAGTATTCGATGCCGTTGCTTTTATCTACGATATTCGGCTCGCCGTCTTTGTCGATGAACACGGGTTGTCCGGTGATTCGGTCGTACTTTTGCGGGTTTAAGGTATATCCTTTCCATTGGCAAAAGTTTTTGATTCTTTCACCGAACACGTATGGCGTGACATAACTTCTTTTTTCACCGGTATCTAAAAGGTACTGGTTGTATATGTTATTACGTATAAGGCGCTGGTTCAGTCGTGTTTCATTGCCTTCGGCGTAGTATTCTTCTGCCCAAATGAGGAATGTCTCGGTCATCTGCTGTCGGAGGCGGCGCTGTTCGAGTCGCTCTCCGGGCGCTTCGACGACGCCTGTCGTCAGGTATAACTGCACGCAGGCTGCCATCAGATTCCAAAAGAGGTTGTACTGGTCGAACTCCCATTCGTCGAAAAAGCGTAGTTTGAAGTCGTCGACCGGCTGATGCTTGTCGTTTGTGTTATTTTCGTAATAGTAATCGCTGTATGCTATTAACCACTGTCGCGCTTTGTAACTGCCTTCGCTGCCTTTGATGGCGTGGTTGGTGGCGATGTATATTTTTGGTGATTTAGCAAACGGGATGGTGACGCGCCCGCCGCGCTCGGTTCCTTTGTAATTGACCGACCAGTTACCGGTTACTTTGGTGAAGATGGGTTCGAATTCGAACCCCCGAAAAACGTCGTCCATGAATACGAACTGTGTTTTTTCGGTTATGTCGTTCCACAGGAACTGGTCTTTGTCCATGTCCCGCTTTTTTCCGTCGATGTATACGGTTGATTTGACCTGTTCGACAGCCATTCCGAGTAGTGATTTGCCGCTGCGTCCGTTGCTTTTTCCTACTTCGCTCTGTTTTCCGTCCATTCCGATGACCGCTTTGGATGTACTCGGGTCTTTGTAGTCTAATAACAGGTATCCGATGGCGCACAGTTTTGACAGCAGGTGGAGTATGTTTTCCTGTTTTTCTTCGGGCGTGATCACGATGTCGGTCGCTGCATCAGCGCGCATCCGCTCCTTTTTCCACGTAAAATTGGAGGCGTTGATGAGAAATTGCAGGTAGTGACATGCACGTCCTTCGTCGCTAAGCGTGAAACTGTACTGTCCTTCATCGTCTTTACGGAACCTGATCAGCGGTTTGTCAAGCAGAACAGCCGGAAAGTCTTTTTTCTTTTCGTTCCAGAAATTGTGTCGGCTGATGGTAGAGTACTCTAATTGCTGTATTTGTTGGGCGGTTATTTCCCACACGGTTTTTTCGAAGTAGAAATATTGTCGGTCGCTTTGGCTTTTGACGAAGTCGGGTTGTATGAACTGTATGGAGCTTAGTTTTTCTGGTCCGAGGTATTGTGTTCCTCCGCGTATCAGCATTTCGTTGACTTCCTCGTTGCAGTTCATACGCGCGAATTCGTAGAGGAAGTCGCGCACCTCCCAATGTTGTACGGTGCGGACGGTTGGCGGCGTGAGATGTATGAATTCAAATGAGCCGTCTAACTTCCGGTATCGTCCGAAGCCTCGGTTCTGCAGGAAGCGGTGTGAGCGGACGTACTTGAACTCGTATGTGACGCTGGTATTTCCGTTGCGGTCTTCCTTTTTTTTCTCATCCCAGAACTTCTCGTCGTCGTCAATGGGCTGTGCGCTTACCAAGTTGTCGCCTTCGAACTTCCACCGGTGCTTTCCGAAGGTGAATTCGGGCATGTCCTTGAGCGTTTTCTTGTGCATCTCGGCGAATGACTTGGGATTGTCAAGGCACCAGATTTCTTTTATCTTCTGGTCGGACGGGGTAGTTATTTTATACAGGCGCAGGTATTGTCCGGTCAGGTTTTTTTCGTTTATTAGGAAGTCGAAGTCTTTTCGGAGTTTGTCTTCTTTTCCTTTCAGCGTGTTAGCGAGCAGGTCGTCAATGCCTTTATCGGATGCCGAATTTTCGCGGACGTACCCGAAGTATACTTCGATGTACAGGTCGCGGTTGACCAATGTGCGCATGTAGTCTCTGTAGTTGCGGACGGCGCAGAAAAACATGTACGGGCGGTAGGTTACATTGTCGGTAATGCGCAGGTTGGATGAGAGGTCGTTCCAGTCGGCGTCTAACAGGAGTGTGACGTTCTTCACCCCGCATTCAGAAATAATCCTTATCACGTCTTCGGACAACTGTCCGTTAGTACCCAAGTTCTGAATGCCGGAAATAGCGATGGATGGGAAGCCGTGTTTGCACGCTTTTTCGGCTTTCTTTTCGCCTTCCTGTATGAACAGGTGCGGAATGGGTTCTTTGTTCCGGTAGGCGTCGCGTATGCGCTGCGGTATATATATATAGGTGTAGGCGCCATAAGGGGAACGGTATTTTCCGGCGCGTCCGTTTTTGTCTTTGTGTTCTTCGGGGTATTGCCACCGGACGCGGTAATATTCGCGAAACTTGCCTGTGCCGATTCCTTTTTTGTCTTTCAGTTCGTACTTGACGGCGTTACCTTCGAGGTCGTAGTATTCGATGATCACATCGTCGCCGTCGATGATTTCGCCTTTGTCGTTGATAGTTCCGGGGCGGAATGTTTTGCTTTGGAAAACGCTTCGGCTTTCGTCTTTCTTAAAAATCTTTGCCGTCACATCGTCGTAAGTCAGTCCGCTTTCTTCGAGCATACGGGCGCAAAAGCTGTCCTTGCGGACGCAAAGTTTGCCTGTTTTTTTCTTTTTTACGGTCGCCCCCGGACGCGCTTTCGCCTGCGGTGTTTCGATGTATATACCCAAGTGGTCGGCAAGGTATTTGAGCGCGTCGGGGAACGACATCTTTTCGCCCTTCATCAGGTAGTCGATAGGAAATTTGCCGCCAAGCTGGTTGCATTTGAAGCATTTCAATATTTCTTTACCAGGTGTCCATGTCATCCCCCGTTCCTGCTGGCACAGCGGACATTTTCCTACATAATTAGCGCCCGATTTCTGCATCGGCGTGAAATGGCCGAGTATCTCAAGCATTTTCTTTTCTGACTGGCGCAGGATGTTTTCCTTGTCGGTTTCGGATATATACATTTTTTATCTTAAATTATGTTAAATACTTTGTTTATTTACATTTAATGCTTGAATAGTCGTCGCTGAACTCGTGTATGGTCTTACTTACATTGGCGTATTGTTGCTTTATTATGTAATAGCAGCATATCTTGATAAAGAGTTCGATGTTTTCGGGTTGGACGTTCTTCTCGATAACGAAGAAGTTGCCGGATTTCATCCCATCCAGCAGATTAAATACGGAGGCTTCGTATCGGCAGTAGGCTTCATCGCCCATCCGGGAGCGGTACTCTTGGTACCAGTCCCAGTTCGACATGCGGTGTTTGGCGTAGTTGGGCATGATTATTGACCGGTCATTTTGATGTTTTTTTTATCAATCGAACAAATCGGGTTGAAAATTTAACCTTTCCGAGCGAATTTTTTGCAGCCTGTTTTGTTCGTCTTTCAGTTCGGAGTTGATACGGATTTTGTTTTCAGTCAGTTTGTTTATGATTTCCAATGAATTTATTTCCATCATATTAATTTCTGCCTGTCGGCGCTTATTTCCGATAAAATGGCGTCTGAAAACATCTACACACTCCCTTTGGTAATCCAAAAGTATCCCGCGGATTTCTTCCTTTACATTGGAAGAATTGATTCCGAGCAACCACGCCACGCAATATTCGAATTGAAGACAAAACATTTCATATTGCTTTCCGTCTGATCCAGTTGATAAGCATAGCTTACTAACTGAATTGAAAAGCGGGTTCTCTTTTATCGCTACGATTTGCTCGTTTGGCGCGATACCAAACAGTTGGCAAATGGGGCGGATTGGCACTAATCCGATTTCTACCTGGCTGGCAAGAATGTCCACTCCGTTGATTCTCGCTACTACTACGGTATCTAATGTTTGATTGTCAGTTTGCATTTTTTAAAATTTTATCTTTTAGTAATTTTTCATTCAAATAAATCTTTCAGACTTTCTATAACGTTTTCCTTACCATACATTCTGTTTAATCGTAAGGCCCAAAGAATGGCATCCCTTCTTTGCAGTTTTCCAAATAGAGAATGTATAAATCGAAAAAGTTAAAGTCATCTCGATAATTTAATTCATCAACCAATTTATCAGTATCAGCTTCGTCGAGCTTTATTTCGTCATATAATAGTATATCGCTATCATCCAGTACTCTAAAATGGATGTCATTTTTGCGTAAGAAGTCATCAATGAGTGTACTGTCATCGGTTACAATTTCATGGAAAAAACAGTTTGTATTCATGTCGTTTTCAGTTTAGTTTGGTTAGACACTGGTGCATGAAGTCGTTCATGGTTTTGGTGTGGTTGGAGCCGGAGGCGAAGATGCGCCGGCGTCCGTGTTTGGCGCGCAGGGTGAGCCACTTTTCTTTTTTACAGAGGCGGTACTGGATGCTGTTTTGTAACTGGGGGTAGACTTCCGCGATGATGGCGATGAAGAGGCTGCAGGTATCGCGTTTCGGCGAGTGATGAACGGTGTGTCGCTCCGTTGGGGTGCTTTCGGGGAGATGCTCGACCCTATTCGCATTTCTAATAATTGACAGTTCCATTTGAATTATTGAAAAATGTGAGTAAATAAAAAAGACTGTTGCTCTCTGACATTTGGAACCGTCAATAGCGCCTTGCAGCGGCTACCCATAGAGAGACAACAGCCTGTGCTGTTATAAAGAATTGCGGAAATAGAAAATGCCGCTGGTAAAAACGCTTTGAATGACGGTTCCAATGTCAATTCGGGCGCAAATATACGGCTTTTTTTAATATCTGCAAGCTTTTCATCAAATATTTTTACTTTTCTTAAAATTATTTTCGCTACCTTTTCGGCATAATTTTCAAAATTTGAAGTCATGCAAACAGCAACTGCAACGCCCGTAGCCGTCCTGAACAAGCCGAAACGCGCGAAAAAGCCCGAAATTCTTATGAGCCGCGAGGAGTCTAAAAGCCTGTTAGGTGAATACGCTTTTTCGCTTGTCGATGAAGCCCGTTCTTCGGATTCCGAACTTGAAAAGACGCTGGCGCGTTTGGACGCTGAAGGCGTCGATACAGAAACCTTCGAGGACGCCGCCTTCGGTAGGATGATGGACGAGGGGCGGACAGGTAAATATGTCAGTTGGGAGCATGTGATGAAATCATTAAGGAGACTATGACAGTCAGGCTCGAAGATGTTTTTGATAAAGACCTCAACAGGATTTTCGATGCAAAGCTGTTGGGAAGAATTGAAAAAAACATGATTCGCGTCAAGAAAATACACACCATGCGCGGATTTCCTAAACTTAAAAAGCTGAAAGGATACAGGATTCTCTACCGGATACGGATTGGCGATTACCGTATCGGTATAACGATTGACGGCGGACTGGTTACCTTTGTCCGCTGTTTGCCCCGTAAAGACTTTTACAGGGTTTTTCCTCCAATAAATTAGATGATTGTTATCACCTGCAGTGGTGACGCTCGCCGGGCGTGCAGGCGAGTGATGAACTGTGTGTCGCTCCGTTGGCGTGCTTTCGGGGAGATACTCGACCCTACCGGCATTTTCTGTTACTGTAGACATAGTATAAAAATGTTTTTGGGGCGGAAATAAAAGCGGTTCCGCCTGACCCGTTGTCATACACCTACAGAACGGCAGCCGGCGCATTAACGCTCGACACGGGGGTACGGAACCGCGTATTGTTTGCTGCAGCGCATAAAAAAAGCCTGCAGCGTACAGGCGGAATTGTCCGCCGTTCTGAATGTATGACGCTGCAAAGATACGGGTATTTTTTATATCTGCAAGCTTTTCATCAAATATTTTTACTTTTCTTAAAATTATTTTCGCTACCTTTGCGTGTTTAAACGACGATAATATTATAAAGGAACTCGGTAAATGGCTTATGGACGTGGCTAAATATGTGGCTACTGCATTTCTTATATCTTCTTTTCTTGGAGGTATAATATCAAAACCGGCATTGTATTTCATCTGTTCGGGAACGGTTATTTTTTTACTGTATATAGGATTATGGTTAATTAATAAAGATAAATAGGAGGAGTTAATTATGGAAGGAGTAATAGTTATGTGCGGCACATTAATCTTAATTGCGGTTTCTGCCGTAATATTCGTGCAAACAAAAAAGGGCAAGAAAATATAAGAATCAAGGAACTGATTTATTTTTTCATCTGATTGGGCGTTGTCGCGCTTGTGCTTCTTGTTTATGCGCTTATTGCCATGCACAGGGTAAAACAGGCTAAATGAGGAATCTGTTATGGAAGCAATTATTGCAGGCTCGGTTTTTTGTGCGTTCAGTTTAGGCATGTACCTGTTTGCGCACACTAAATCCGGTAAAAGGTTTTTTAAAGATTGACTTATGGTAGCTACAGTTTGACTGTCATTTTGCATTTTTTTAAATTTTATTTGTTAATAATAAGCTGTTTATGTATTAAAAAATACAGCCAGGTAATCATATACATTTAAATGTGTAAACCCAAACCCACTGCATTTGTTCAAATGCTTTTTCCCAGAATATTGAGTTGAAATATTTGGCAAAGGCTATTTGGGGTGATTCTCCATACAAGAATATCCCATTGTCTATTTCAACTTCATAATTTAGAATATTATTCACACAAGATAGTACACCTTCCGAAAAACAATCACTGTCGCTTATATCGCAGACGTTTTCGCATCGGACGTTTTCGATTTGTGTCAGGTATCTCGCGTATCTTTCTGGCATAAAACACGGTTCTATCCACTCTTCAAAGATGATAGGTCTGTAAGAATCATTAAACAAGAAGTAATCGTATTTGTACAGTATATTCCCATTACAAAAGTGCTGATTTTCCTTTTCAATATATTTATTATCGAAGTCAAACGCAAACGGTTCTTTCAAGTACATTACATCACCCGCTTTGAAACGAGGTTGTAGTTTCTCATAATGCCCTGTATAACTGAGTAATTCAACGTATCCACACTCATCAAACTTATTCATGAATGTGTCGACATCTTTAGACATGATGGGTATTCGTATTTGGGTTTTTCTGCCTTTAATGACAGCCCTGAACATAGGTTCTGATAATACTATTCCATTTCCCATAATTATCGTATGTATTTTGCTGATTGTTTAACAGTTTCTTCCTGTTTAGTTTGTTTGTCTATTATTCGTCACTATTGATTTGTCGAAGTCGATGATGCATCTGAAAAGGTGTTCGGCGACCACAAGCATGACGGCGTTACCGAAGGCTTTAATTTCGCGTCCGAAATTGGGAACGACATGACCTCTCTGTACAGGTGTAGAATTTCGATAACCGTTAGTCCGGCAAGCAAGGATTGTTTACTATGCGCTTTAGCTTGAAGTTCAAAAATGGGTCTATTTCGCATGTCCATTCGATTTCAATACCGGCAGCTTTTGCGCCAATCTCAAAGCCGCCACGTCCGGAAAATAGACTTCCTAATGTCATGCCTTTTTAATTTCATGGATGAATAATTCTACGGACAGTCGGGAAAGCTCATTTTCTGTCCTGCCGTCGGTAAAGAGAAGCCCGTTCAGGGTCTCATACAAGAATTGGACTTCTACGGGTTCATCCCATCCTATATACATGTAGGACTTCCCTTTGACTAAATCCTTCGTTTTCATGACATAATGGCAGTTCGTTGTTCGTTGATGTCCGTGAAAACACCTCTTACAAGTTCCTGGTTGAAGATTTCGTTTATCTTTTCCAATGCCAACGGTGGTATCGGCCATCCGGGCTTCTGCCAGTTACAGAGGGTAGCATTTGTCACATAGCACTCATTGCGTATCCTCCTTCTGATATGGGAGGAATGGCTTAAAATTTGCTTTAATTGCTCATTCATAATAATTTATAATTAAAAACGTTATAATGTTTATACAATCATTTGAGGGCGCAAAAGTAAACATATTCTTTACAACAAACAAATATTTGATGTATTATTTTTAAAATATTTTACAAAAAAAAATGAATCTTGATTTAATTACTTATAATTTTGCATTTTATGGAAACGAAAAAAATTCATGTAGGAAATTTAGTTAGGGAGACTGTTAAACAGAGTGATTACAGTTTTTCACAGTTAGCACAGAAAATTGATATTTCAAGGCAAAAACTGAATGGTTGGATGAAGAAAGACGACTTGCTTGTAAAGGATTTGTTTACTATTTCGGAAGCTCTCGGCATTGATATTGTAAAAAAATTCTGCTTGCCGAAAGGAGATGAACAGGATACAAAAGTTATCCTTCATATCGAAATTGAGAAGGATAAGGCTAACGAAGTATTGAGAATGATTAAAGACAAACAATTGTATAATATTTTAAAAAGGTGAAATAATGCGTTACAACAAAACAGTTAGATAGAGATTTACATCTAATAGAAAAGTATTTAATATATGCAAAGAAAGTACAATTTTGAAGAAAATTGAGCGCCCTTTTGCGGTGAAAATTGCTGTGGTCGCTTTTGTAATCGAGGATTCCATCCCGACCAACCGGGACGGGATCGGGACGAAAAACGTAGAAAATCGGCAAATAATGGGCTTGTAAATAATTAGTAATAAACATATTTTGTGCGAGAAGAAACATAAAAATAAATCCTGTCATCCCGACATTATTCGATTATCTGTTTGATTGTTAGTCTGTTACGGCGGTCGTGGCGTTTTTGCCGGGACGGAAACGGGACAGCAAATT